GCCACCTTGTATGGTGGCCCCAACTGAGATTCATCTCTCAGTAAACATTCCATGTACCCTTGTAGAAGTTCTGTCCGTGAGGATCCGGCCATGAGTGCACGTACGCGCGTCAACGATGGAAGATTTCAGGAATGCGGTAGTTATTACGCATTCGGAAACCTCCAGGATTACGCGTGTATCACACATGGCCCGTACGAAAGTTGTGATGATACGGTCGGCGAGAGAGAAACGAGTAATCGTTTCGATCTCGTCCGCACATTCACGCACTTTCCTACTATCACAGGAGCGGGTGAGTTCATCGGTTATCCGATGCAATATCACCCTGGACCTGATGACCCACGCGGAGCATGGCCTGCCTACGATATGGCAAGCTTGAATGCTCATGCATGGGAGATACTCGCAAAGACAAACCCGAGTGTTCCAAAAGTGAACATCGCGTCTTATCTTGGTGAGTTGAAGGATATCCCAGGTATGGTCAAAGGTTACGGCAAGAAATTGCTGCGCGACGCAGCGGCAGGATACATATCCTGGCGCTGGGTCGTTAGACCTTTAGCCAAAGACCTCGCGTCACTCTACCACTTCGTCGATTCGGTTAATAACCGAATGAAGGAGTTGTATGCACTACGCGATGGCAGAACCTTGAGGCGACGGTGTGAACTCGTGTCAGCTGTATCCAACTATTCGAACCATGCCACGTGGCATGGGATTCGTTTCGTTGCTACAGGATTTCGTAACGTCTCGATGACTACCAGGAGTTGGGGCACCTGCGAGTGGAAACTCGCAGCTGGCTCCGACCTACCTCAGTTAGGACATCGCCAATTAGAGCGATTGGCCTATCTGAGCACTGGTGGTTTCGATGGTTACGGCGGCATAGGAAACTATGCTGCATTGGAAGCTGCCTGGGAGCTTACTCCCTGGAGCTGGCTAACTGATTGGTTCTCAAATGTAGGCACTTGCCTAAAAGCGAGTAACAATGAGTTAGGTCTGACATTCGGGCGCCTGTCCTTGATGCGAACGTCGACATCGAAGTCGACGTACATCTTGGACAACCCCATACCTTCTCAGTATACCCTTAATGGGTGGTACGTAGAAGAAATGGTGCGCAAGGAAAGATTTCCTGTCTTTCCCGTTATACCGTTCCCTCTTCCTACTCTGCCTCTCCTTACGGGGAAGCAGATGTCGATTCTTGGAGCGCTTGCTGTCCTGAAGGGCATCAAGCCCTAAGAGCAGTTTCGTTCCAGGAGAATTTCTCACATGTTGGGTAACACGATC